CGCTCAAAAAGGCTTCGGGGGCCAATATGCCGTCTTCACCCGGTCGGGGTTCTCCGAACAACTCGTAAGGTGGCCCGACGTAAAGCCGGGTGGCCTGAGCTTCCTTGGCTGCAATTCTTGAATTGAAGCGTTCCACCACATCCGCGAAATCGTCCGGGCGCGAGGTCGCGTGCCCTTCCCTCGCCCTCACGTCAGTGGCGCTCCGGGCCGTGGCGTCAGGCTGGGCACCCGAGAGCAAGGGCGTCATGCCGGTTACCCGCTCAAATTGGCGTTCGACCATTTGGACAACGGACCAAAGGTCTGAATTGACGGACGGGAACTCAATAATCTCCATCAGTTCCTTGAGTTCCACGCCGGGCCGCCCCTCTTCTTCCACGATCTCAAAGTTTTTCCCGCTTTCAATCGCCGTCTTGACTTTTTCACCCAGTGCCTTTGAGGTCACGATGAGGTCCCGGCAACTCGTTCGGACCCGCCGCATCAGATAGTAATACAGAGAATCCAGGAATATCTGGCACTGGAGACCGCCCGCCAGCGGGCTTTCTCCCCACGGATCATGCGAATGCGGATAAAACAGGCAGGGCGAACACGGCCACGGGTCCGAGACCTCCGCAAAGAATGCGATCGGCCACTGAAGCCGCTGCTTGACTTCGGTAACCCGATCCTGACTTTCCAATACATGCGGCGGAAGATTGAGCGGATGAGGTACGCCGTCCATGATGGCCAGAAACACATTGCCCCCCAGGGTGTCGAGCGCAGCCCGTTCCTCTTTCATGTCGTCCGACGCGCCCAGCAGCTTGTGCCCAATTCCCATCCGGCTCCATATCTCGTAGTATTCTCCCACGTCGCCGGCGCCCGGCTTGGCTGGCGGTTGCGTCGAATTGAGCGAACGATGCTGGCTGGTCTGAAGCTGGCCACGCAACTTATCCCTGTCGAAACCAAAGCGATCTGCGATCCTCCAGATTGCCATCGTCCGTTTCCGCACGATGTAACCCGCATCGCGCATTTGCTCCACGTCCGGGTCGATGAATAGGGAGTCGATGGTATCGCCGAAACTGGCGGGCATAAGCCCATAAGGCCCTTCCGTCAATTCGGTCCAAGTGACGCAAGCTCCTTTGACCAGAGCCTCCGGTAATACCCGCCGCTGTTCGGCCGCCAAATCGTACCCTTCGTGGCTGATGTAATTGAGCCAGAACTTCAACAGCCAGGCCCGAAGGTTATCGTCGGCATCCAGAAGTGCCCGGTTTTGGAGAACCAATTCCGCGAGTTCCGGTTGGATAGGAATATCCATCGGCATGGGCGGACGGCTCGGCGTTGCCAACCGGTGGGGAACTTTGGCGTGGATATAGGGCAACATCAAGGCCACAAATTCGGCGCTCTTGGCTACGATGATCGGCTTTCGAGAGCCTTCGGTGCCGTCCGGAAATTCGTGTTCGGTTTCCAGGTAAAGCGGCAAGTAATCCCGACCCAAATACTGCCAGGCGCGTTTCGCCGCCCGGCCGAATTGTTCTTCCTTGGCCTGCTTTGCCAATTCGATCTGTTTCAGCCACAGGTCGGTTACTTGCTGCAATAGTTCCATCAAGCGGCTTCCTGCGGTTGTTCTTCGGAAACGACTTCACCGGGAGTGGCTTCCGTCTTGGGCGGCCGTCCTTTGTTGCGGGACGGCGCCGTGGTTTGGTTCAGCCCCACCCGAGCCGCCAAGGCGTCCAGCATGATTCGCTGTGCGGCCAATTCCCGGGTGGCCTCCCGCAAGGCGATTTCAGAGGGAGCCAACTCAAAAATCCCGCGATCGGCATCTTCGAGCAGCCAAGGCTTTTGCTTGATCTTCGGATCACCCCGGTAGAGGCAATCGTTGAAAGCAATCACCTTCGAGCCGCCCAGAAGGGCGACGTTGGCTCCCATTTGCGTGGCTTCGATGACGTACCCCATCGCCGGCGCCATGACATAATTGTCCTCTTTCCAAAATAATATGCGGTCTGCGGGATCGAGATGGGGAACCACAAATTCGTCGCTTGACATGAGTTCATCCTTTGGGGTTAGCGGATTGCCATTACATCTTGGGCTGGCTTGGAAGCAAGACGTTTCTGGCGGGCCAGAAATTCGTCGTAAACGGTAGCCGGTTTAGCTGTCTCTCGGGTACTCACCGGAACTGGTCTGCGGTATCGCGGCCCGTAGGCCGCCATGTACTCCAGGCAGACCAGCAAGTCTTGCGCGGGGCGCTTATCGCGTTTCCCGTACCGGTACTTGGCATCGCGGAATTGCTTGTCAAGCTCGGGTGAAAGTCCCCGCTGGATTTGCAGGATCGGAGTCCCGGCAAAGGGTCCTGTGCCGCGAATCACCATCCACCCCAACAGAGCGTCTTCACGCGCCCGCACGTCGTACATGCCGGGAAAGAAGCCATTCATCGGGCCGGGACTGTTGGGCTGCACGCCGGCTTGGCGGAGAGCGTCGAAATAGTGTTGGGCGGTATTGAGTCCGGCACCGGGCCGCGTCTGCTGGCCCATCTTTTGGTCCATCACGAATGCCTCGAATCGCATCCCGTGTTGCCGCCGGGCAATCTCGCCGGCCCAATGTTGGGCATCGGAATTCCGCAGGTCGAAAATATCGTAGAGCCAGACGTGCTTTTCCTCCGGGTCAATTGCGAAAAACGCCGTGCCGCAATCCTGCCTACCGGGGTCAACCCCCACGTAACGGGTCCAGCGCGAGAGATCAATCCCGAAGGCGTCGTACCCGTGAATTCCCTGCGGATCGTAGGCCGGATAAACCCGCTGCCGGGCCACGGCCGGATTGCCGTACCACCGCACTTCCCGCTCGTCGTAGGAAAGCCCGTCGAAGAACCCTTGCTTTTCCTCATCGGGAACGTAAGGGTTATGGCTCATCAGGAGTTTGAAAGCCCCCACCCGCTGGCTGCCCCGCTCGGCCTCTTCACGCAAATCGGAGAGTTGCTGATTGAGATTTTGCGGCGTGGCGCTCCAGATAAGCCGCGGAATGTGCTGAGGAGACTCCGCCAATCCGACGATGCCACGTTGGGCTTCCCGGTAGAAATCCTCATTTTCAATCTGTTCGTCGATCCAGGCCAAATTGAGGTGATCGCCTTGCGGGCTGTCACCCTTTGAGGACCGCCAGAGCGACTCCCAGCCGGTTTGAAACACTATCTTGCGCGGAATGCCCTTGCTCCTGTCTTCCCATGCGGCCGACTTGATCAAACGGGCTGGTATCAAAGGCGGGGCGTCGCGCCATTTTTCCCGGTAGGCGTCGTCGTAGGGGTCAAGATGCAGCGGATCGTTGGGGTCGGGCCGGACGGCTCGCCATACGCCGGTCCGCTCGTCACGGATTTTTGAAAACGCCCCCGGCTTGCTACAGATTGACCACATCAGGGACAAATGGTCGCCATCCAACCCGACCACCCATGCTTTGCCGTTGTTCCTGATGGCTTTGTCATAAGGATCGCAACCCAAAAAAAAGCGAATCGCTTCAATCGCAGCCGCTAAAGTTTTTCCGGCTCGATTGCTGCCGTCCATGACCCGGTATTTCTTCATGCAGGCGTGAAACCATTCTGCAACCGGCAGGGGATTATAAAGAGCAAGGGCTTCCCCTCGGATCTTGGCCAATCGCTTTGCCAACTTGATCAGGCGGATATGTTTGAGGGAACTGCCTTGCGGTGGCCGTGGGGCCTCCTCTCTAAGCAATCCCGCCAGAGGACTTAGGTCCATCGCCGTTTGCCTTGCTCGTAATGGTATCGCTGCCTAAAAGCCGTTTGATTTCCGCCAGCAGAGAGGCTTCGTCCTCTCCGTCGTCATCTTCTTCGTTGACGTTTCCAAACTGGAACAACGCCCGGGTCAGATTGTTAAGCGCCGCCAGTTGAACGCTGCTTCCTTTTTCTGCGGCCTTGATGCTCTCCGCGTACTCACGCGCGTAGCCTCGCATGCCACCGAAGGCCCCGAGCATTTCATGGAAGAAAATATCTATATCGCAGGTACTCTTGGCGTCCGCCAACTCACGCATTAACGCCATTGCGTCAAGTTGCGACATGGATCTTCTCCGCTTGGATTCCTAACCGCTGGTGAATCATGCCGTCCCCGGTGTCCCACTGGGCCATTTCCAACCGGCCTTCGATCCGGAGCGGGCTCGCGGCGGCGAAACCGGCCAGCATGTCCGCCAACTCATCGTATGCGATTACCGTCAAGTCAATTTCGTTTATCTCAAGTTCGATCCGGCAGACTCGACGCCTGGTAAGCGGTGCAAAGTCCGCCCTTCCCCGCTGCTTGACCAAACCCGTCAGGACGACTGCAGCGCCGGACGTAAAGTCTGAAGGTACTGGGTGGCGCTTATCCACTTTCGTCCCTCGCACATCGGACAATTATCCATAGGCCCGCAACTGCAAAGCGCGAATGGGAGCCCCTGTAACAAGAGAATCCTTCCCAGAGTCAAGGCTTTCAAAACTCCGGCCATGTCCATTTGGGCCGCACATTTCAAATCCGCCATCGCGTGCAGTTGGTGATGCAAGATTTCGAGATCCTCGCCGATCCTCATCAGGACTTGCCGCCCGCGAAACACTTCCTCCAGTCGCGGCGGAACTATAATTCCCATCGCATCGTGCGGTGCCGATGGATCGTGGAGCCGCGACAACACAGCATCACTCCGTTGAAAAATGGGCGGGCCGGCCGGAGTGCCAGCCACGGACGACCCGCCCTCCGCTCAAGTGCCGGGTCTCTGCAATCCGGCAAAGACACACACCGCAATGTCGCTTTCCGTGGTAGTCGTCGCCGGGCCGATCATCCCCGCCGCAAATCCGGAACCGTAGGCGGCCATCACCCCGTCCACGAATCCGCTCGCGTCACTGACCACCGCCGCGCCCGCCGGCAGATCGACCGCACTCGCCTCGGTCTTGACGGTCGCGTAGCCTTCCTCAATGACGTAAAAAAGGTCGTCGTCCGGAATTACGTCGCCGACGTTGTAGGCATCATCGAGCGGTTTACATGGCGCGCCCGCGCCTGCAAACCCGGATACCCGGCGGCCGTAGTCGTAATCGCTGGCGGTGGAAAATCCCATGAACTTCCGCGCCACCGTAATGTCAGCGCCCGAATCGTTTTTGACGATTCGCAACAGGGTATCTCCGCCGGTCCCGTGAACCGTGTCCAGAACCTTGACGATCTTGCCTTCGAGCTGGCTCCAGGTCGAATCATCTGGGGTGATTTGACCCCAGTTCGACGCTGTGCACCCGCGATCGAACGGTAATGCGTTGGCTTCTCCCATCGTAAATATCCTCGACTGTTAAAGTGAATTGACACACGCCCTTCGGCCCGGGGGTTTACGAAATGGGCACAACCTTGGCAAAAAACGCCGGCGACTCGAACTGCAAGTTACAGAAGCAATCGAGATACATGATCGTGTTGCGCTCGTTGGGATCGTATTCCTGCTGGAAGTCCACCAACTGTTTGAGCATATTCCGCAGGGTGATCTTGTCCCATTGGAATAGGTAGCTCACGCCAGTCGGCACGTTGGGCTCGCTCGCCAATTCCAAGCCGTCGAAATTCAGCGTGTGAATGCCGGCTTCGACGATTTTGGACACTTGCGTGACTTCCAACTTCTGCTTGCTCTCCATCGATTGCTGGGCCTGGAGCAACGCGGCCGTGTTCATCAGGATCATGTTGAATTTTTCGCTTTGCAGCATGTCCTGGTAGGCGATCGCAAAACGGAAGCACTCCTGCCAGGTGTTTGCGAAGGTCTTCGTCGTCGCAGTCCAATTTGTGTTGGTTGAATCAATCACAAGCGGCGAGAAGAAACAGTAGTCCACCGTGCCGTGGCCTGTCGGCCATTGGTCACCGGTATCTGGCGTCCATGAGCCGCCGAAATGGTTCAAAGCCGTGCTTAGGCCGCCGTAGGTATCGTTCGGATTCCCACACTTGGCGGCGGCGTCGATCAGGCCGCTCACACCGAATATCGACTCCAACCCGTGGAGCGATGTAGCGGTGGCAGACGCATTCCCGTCGTGAAACAGGAGTCTGCGGAAATCATAGACGAAATCGTCCATGCACTCCGCGGCCAGGTTGCCAATCGTATCATAGAGCCGGGCTTTTCCTCGGTTGGCAAGTTGCTCGAACTTGGTGAACGATTCCGAGAGCCGAAAACTTCTCCAGGGCAACCGGGCACGGCGCCGAGTGGCAGTTTGGGGCGAGGCAATGCTCTGGTTGTAGCCGTTGGCAGCCGTCACGGCCCGCCGCTTGAAACGGACGGGCCAGTCCATGTCAACCCCATCTTCACCGAAAGTGAGGCGGCCATGAGCCCTCAGCCCGGCCATAAACGTATCTCTTGCGAAGATCGGCTCCGTTTTCCCCCTTAGAAAGGCGGACATGGTATCGACGCTGGGTCGAACCGGAGTAACGATATGCTCAGTTGAAACAGTCATCGTATTGGTTCCTCCGATGACAAAATATGCTTGTGCCAAAACGTACAAGAGGGTTGGCGCGGAGGAACGCTGCCGTACTGCTGGAGGCTCAGCACAAGGGCTTTAGAAAAAGCGAGAAGCAGGGCGGGTCCGTCTGGAGTGTCCGATCTGCTTCTCACCAGCCGCAACAACCCTCCTCCAGTGGTGGCGACACCACAAGGTCGTTTGGGCTATTCTTGTTAGGTATCGAAATACTCACTCATTTGGGTCAAACTTGCGTTGGGATACTGTTTGGCATACTCGGCGTAACTCATCTTTTTCACCGTGCCCTTGGTGGCCGGATCATGCTGGGCGGCACGGGAAGGCGTGAGGGGAGACTTGGCCACAACCGGCCGCGGGGCCACGAGGCGGTATGCCAGTACCAGCCGACTGGCGCCTTCGGGCGCGACTTGAAGCTCGGGGTCCTCGCAGTATGCTTGTTTGATTTGCCGACCGAGCGCCGTCAGTCCGCCCGCTTCGCCCAAATCCGGGTCCAGGAAAAGCTCCTTATTGTGCTCACCGTAGAACTCGCGCAGCCTGGTTTGTTCCGCCTGTTGCCTGTACGACTCCTGAGTCGCCTGATTTTGGCGCTCGCTGAATTCGCGGAGCCGTTTTTCAACGGTTTCGGCGATCATCGTTTGCAGGGTTTCGGGCAATTCCTGGTTTGCCAGGGCGTTGGCGACCTCCTGTTGTCTTTGAATTTGCCGCAGCCACTTTGCCCTATCGGCTTCTGGCAACACCCCACCCGCCTCCTGCGCTTTCCAAATCTCGATTTGGGCGTTGCTGATTCGTTCCTCGGTTGGCCGTGGCGAGGGAAGAGCCGGCGATTCTCCTTTCAAAAGCGCGGCCAGACCATCCTCGCCGAGCTTTTCTTGCAGCGAACTCAGAAGCTCATCACGCTGTCGATCGGCCGCAGTCCGCCGGCCAACCAATCGAAGTGCTTCCGCCACACCATCCAGGGCGGCGGCCTCGGTTTGGTACTTACTTGCATCAAACCCCCGGGCCGCAAGTTCCTCGATCAAAGTGGCTGGAACGGGCTCAGTCTCCGGTTCCTGGGCCGGTTCCTGGGCCGGTTCCTGGGCCGATTCCGGGGTTGGGTCGAGGGTGGGCAAAGCGAAACCGGTTTCGAGATCAACGGCAGGATCGGCAGAAGCCGGGTCCGCAGAATCGGTAGACATCAGACGCCTCACACAACGGGGTGGTATTGCGGAACCACCATCGCCAAAGCGTCCGATCATTCGGGCGGCGGAGGAGAGCCGACCCAGAATACGCTCAGTGGTACTAGATGCAGATTAGCCACATTGGGGTGTCAAGTCAAGCCTTTTTACCCGTTCCATAAAGTGAGGAACCTCATCCGGGTCAATCGTACCCTGTTTCACCGACCAGAAAATGATGTCTGCCCGTGTAACTCCAGCCGGCAAATGACCATCGGTATGAAGACGAGCGTCCGGACCGCGGAGCATCCGGGAAACGTAGTCGCGGACCCGCACCGCAG